GTTATTGGTTGGGTGCAAGAGTCTTTGGGTGCTCAAGGTATTGCTAACTTTGAAGCAAACGTGCAAGGCCAAATCAATAGTCTTGAGAATCCCCCAGTTTCCCCCACAACACAACCATTGCCTTGGGGTAATTGATGGATTGGAAGATATTAGATATTGAAGCAAAAGACGGTGTAATCACATCGGCTAAATACTATGTATCTAATGGCAAAGTGGATACTGAAGGCAATTGGTATTTTACCGAAGGTGGATCGCATCCATTTGACCAAGTAACGGAAGAAATGGTGATCGGTTGGATCAAAGCGGAAACTATGAAAGACGGTAAAAACATCATAGAATCACGCTTAGAGGAACAATTAGAGCAACCTGCGCGGGCGGTTCCCCCTTGGCTTCCGCAGACATTCACACCGAAACTATGAAACTTGAACTATCAATCCCCCAAATCAATACTATCTTTGTTGCACTTCAACGCAATCAAGAATTGATCGCCCAAACGATGGAAGAAATCCAACGCCAAGGCAATGAACAATCACCCGCACCACAAGCCGCACCCGCGCAACAACCCGCGCAAGATGATGGCCATGTGGTAATTCCCGCATAAGGAAAAGCCATGACTGCGCCAATTGACATTATTAGTTCCGCTTTAAAAGATATTGGCGCATTGGCGGCCGGTGAAACACCCACACCCGAAGCGGCGCAAGATGCGTTTGTGATGATGAATCGTATGATCGATCAATGGTCAAACGAACAAATGATGGTTTATTACAAAACCGAAATCATTTTCCCCATCACATCGGGCCAAACGCAATACACGATCGGCCCAGGGGGTGAAATTGGGGCTAACTTCACCGGTTCTATTGTTAACAATGTTTTAACGGTTACGGCCATCACTAGCGGCGCTATTGCGTTGGGAATGACGCTAACCGGAACCGGCATCACAACCGGCACAAAGATTGTTGGCTTTGCAACCGGCGCGGGTGGAAATGTTAACGAATTAGGCACCTATTTGTTGAACATTAGCCAAACAACCGCATCAACTTCTATTAATGCTTTTTATCAACGCCCACTAAGCATTAATTCATCATTTGTTAGGATTAACACCAATAGCAACGGCACACCCATTATTAACGGTGGCTTGGATTATCCCGTTGCCGTGTTAAACCTAGAAAACTACAACATGATTGGTTTGAAAACGCTAAGTGGCCCTTGGCCAAAGGCGGTTTATTACCAACCTAGCGATCCATTGGGCAACATTTTTGTTTGGCCTAACCCATCACAAGGCGAAATGCACTTGTTTTGCGATACGTTGTTTAGCCAATATGTAACGATTAACGATCCAATCATTCTTCCACAAGGTTATGAATCGGCCTTGGAATGGTGTTTAGCCGAACGTTTGATGCCTAGTTATGGCAAGGCAAGTGCAACGCAAATCCAAATGATTAACGCATTTGCGGCACAAGGCAAATCAACGATCAAACGCACAAACATGAAACCCGTTCAAAATTCCGCTTATCAAGATGCAATCTTGACATCACGCCAACGCGATGCCGGTTGGATTTTGAGCGGAGGGTTCTTCCGTTAAGGATACAAAATGCCAGATTTTGGATTTGTAGGCGCTAGTTATGTTGCACCTAGCATCTATCAAGATGCGCAGGAATGTATTAACTTCTTTCCCGAAGTTGATCCAACCAAACAACAAGGTGAACGCGGCGTTATTGCTTTGTATCCTACACCAGGGCTTACAACGCAATTGGTGTTGCCCGCCGGTGCCGAAGTTCGTGGCCTTAGAACGTTAAGCGGCGGAAGCCAAGCTATTGCCGTTTGCGGTGCCTATGTTTATCTTCTATCTAGCAACTTAACCCCTAATATTGTTGGCATTTTAAATAGCAATAGCGGGCGTGTAGGCTTAGTTGATGATGGCGCATACGTTTATATAGTGGATGGCACATATCGCTATTCATGGCGCATTACAACGCCTACAACGGCCATATTTACGGGATCAATTAGCGGAACCACATTAACGGTTACCAACATCCAAAGTGGAACCATAGCTATTGGCCAAGTTTTGTATGGCGTTGGTGTTTCACAAGAAACGGTTATCACGGGCGGATCGGGATCATCTTGGACGGTTAACTTATCACAAACGGTTTCCGCAACGTTAATGAATTCGTTGAACACAACAAGTTTTACCGGAACCATTACAAGCGGATCAACCAACGCAACGCTAACAACCACGGGAACGGCCTATTTGGGCCAAACCATCCAAGGTTCAACGGTTCCGGCGGATACGATTGTCACGGCAATAGGAACACCTACCGGCGGCAATAATGTTTACACATTATCTAGCAACACGGCGGTTTCATCAAGAACGCTTTATGCGCTAGATTTCACCGTTATGCCTAATAATGATGGGCCATTCAACGGTGCAACATCGGTTGATATTGTTGATAACTATTTTGTTTATTCCCGCCCATCTAGCCAACAATGGGGTTCTAGCGATGCGTTAAGCCCTATTTCACAACCATTATCCGTTGGTTCTAAAGATGGCGCACCCGATAACTTGGTGGCTTTGATCGTGGATCACCGCGAAGTTTATTTGATGGGTGAAGCATCTAGCGAAGTTTGGGTGGATGCCGGATTGTTTCCGTTTCCGTTTCAAAGAATTCCAGGAACTTCAACGCAACACGGCATAGCCGCCCAAAATAGTTTGGCTAGGCTAGGGAATAGTTTTGCTTATGTTTCACGCAATTTGCGCGGCCAAGGCCAAATCATGCAAATGAATGGTTATGTTCCCCAAAGGATTTCAACCCATGCGGTTGAAGCTACATTGGCCAATCAATACATTGATGATGCGGTGGCGTGGACATACCAACTTGAAGGGCATGAAGTTTATGTTGTTTCGTTTCCTACAATCAACATCACTTGGGCTTATGACGTTACAACCGGTTTATGGCACAAATGGCTTTACGTTAACAACTTCAACCAATATCAAAGGCACCGTGGAAATTGTTCGTGTGTCTTCCAAGGCATGGTGCTCGTGGGTGATTACGCCAACGGCAAGATATATGAATTGGATAACACCAACTACACCGATGATGGAAATACGATTAGGCGCATAAGGCGTGCGCCCCATATTGTTTCGGATTTCCAAAGGCAATACTTTGAAGAATTACAGATTCAATTTCAACCAGGGGTGGGTTTAACCGGACTTTCACAAAGCCCTAATTTATTTATTCAAGCGCCTTACATCATTGCGCCAACTGCAACGTTAACCATTCCGGCAACACAAAACCTTGTTTTGGGCATTCAAAACACAATTAATACACTAACACCCACAACATTTCCACAAGCTATGCTTAGATGGTCCGATGATGGCGGAAGCACTTGGTCAAATGAACATTGGGTTTCGATTGGCCAAACCGGAAAGTATCAAAACCGTGCGATTTGGCGGCGTTTGGGGCAAGCTAGGGATAGGGTTTTTGAAGTTTCAATAACCGATCCCGTGAATGCGGTGATTGTTTCGGCTAATTTAAAGGCTAGTGGGGGTGAAAATTGAGCATCACAACAAATACATCGCAATTACAACCCTATCCACAATCGCCTTTTTTGGATAGCAACACAAATCGGCCAACTAGGGCATGGCAACAATTCTTTTTGAACTTGTTGAACTTTTCCTCGGCAACCACGGCAACGGCGGGATCGGCAACGCTTCCATCCAATCCCGTGGGGTTCATAAATATAACGGTAAATGGCCAACATTTTAAAGTGCCGTATTACAATATATAGATGGGGGAAAAATGGATACATCAACCGTTACTGGTGCCGTTAGTGATGCGTTAGCCGGATTACCGGCGGGCACAAGTTCGTTCATCAACGCCAACATAGGAACACCCGCGGGGCAACAAGCTATTCTTGCCGCCGGAACTAAGCTAGGTTTAAGCCAAGCACAAATTGCCGCCGCCGTTAGCCAAGCCACGGGCCAAACCATAACGCCCCAACAAGTGGCCGCAGTTGCCGCACAAGCCCCCGCCCAAGCACCGGCACAAGTTATGGCCGCAACACCTAATGGCCTTGTTGCTAGCGGTTACACGGCACCCGCCGCTATAACGCCACAAGTGCAACAACAATCATTGGGTAATGATAATCCGATGGGCACATCAACAGCACAATCATCAACACCCGCTAATCTTTTAAGCCAATACGATCAAAGCACGCAAGCCGGCATTCAAAGGGCCGGATTGGATAGTGTGATGAATTTGGTTAATTCCGGTGCAAGTGCAAGTTCTTTGATTAGCCAAGGTTACACACCCCAAGCGGTTACACAACCTTACAAAGACGCATCGGGAAATTTAGTTACACCCGCACCAAACACTTATAGCATCACCAAACCCGATGGTTCCGGTGGTTCTTTAAATTATTACTTTACGGCCGATCCCCAAACGGGCGCAACATCACCGGTTTCAAACCCATCACAAAATTTAACTTACACACCAGGAAGTGGCGGCGGGGCATTATCGGGTTTACTTACTAACCCATTTGTTCAACTTGCCGCATCATTGGCAATTCCAGGGGCCGCGCCAATTATTGCCGGTGCTAATGCCGTTAATGCGGCCGCTAATGGAAACACACTAGGTGCCTTGGTTAACGGTGGTATTGCCGCCTACACCGGCGGATTGTTTGATGGATCAACGGGATCAACGGGATCAACTTTAGCCAACACCGGTTCAACCGGAAACTTTAGTTCAACCATTGGTGACACGGGCAACTTAGGCAACACCAATTATGGATTGGGTGGAACCGATGTAACCGGATCAACGGGAACGGGCTTGCAAGGCACAACCGGAAGTGGATTGAATCTTTATCAACCAGGGGCTATTGATCCCGCAACCGGCATTCCATATACCGGCGAAGGTTTGGCAACATCTGGTTCAACCAATCTAAGTGATATGGGTGGTGGCCAAGGCTTAACCATTCCCGCATCAACCGGATCATCCGCCGTTAGCAATGCGGTTTTGGGTGCCGCGGGTGCAACCAACCTTGGAACCGGTAATTTGCCTGTTAACACCCTAACGGGCCAAACCTTGGGTAATGCGGTTGCTAATACAAACACCGGCGTTACAACCCCTAGTTCAGCAATAACAAACACGGCAGGAAACGTTGTTGGAACACCGGCCGGAACAAATACATCTAATGGCGTTATCACACCAACAACCGGAACGGGAAGCTCAGGCCTATCAAAAACAACGTTAGCTGGTTTAGCCGTTCCCGCAATTGCATCAACATTAGGCACATTAAGCACCAACAATGCAATTAGCAATGCCGCTAATACACAAGCCGGTGCGGCCACTAATGTTCAAAACATTCTAACCAACTTGTATAACCAACAACAAGGTTTGCAACAACCCTATCAACAATTGGGAACAAATGCGGCGAATGCTATTGGTGCTAATGGCCAATACTTTACCAACCAATTTAACAATCAAGATTTAAACGCACAATTAGCACCAAACTATGCGTTCCAATTGCAACAAGGATTAGGCCAAGCACAAAACGCGGCCAACGCAACTGGTGGATTGTTAAGCGGTAATACTTTGCAAGGTTTGAACACCTATGCTCAGAATTATGCCCAAAGTGCGTATCAAAACGCATTTAACAACTATCAGACACAACGTAATAATATTTACAACAACTTGTCTAATGCCGCAGGTCTTGGACAAACTTCTAACCAACAACTTAGTTCATTGGGTGGCCAATTGGCTAACACTTATGGGCAAGTTACAACCGGATTGGCGGCCACACAAGCGGGCGCACAAACCGCACAAGCCGTTAACAATGCTAATTTACTTAGCAATTTGGCCAACACCGCAACCGTTGCCGCATTAGCATAAGGATAGATCATGCCCGTTTTTACCGATTATCCAACCACTAAACAAACAAGTTTGAACGATATTCTTGCGCCGTTGGCTAACTTTCAACAATACAAGCAAGCGCAACAATTGATGCCCTTGGAATTAGAAGCCAAGCAATTGGAACTTCAAAAGGCTAGGGAAACAACACCAAGCGAAATTGAACGGGTTAAATCTTTATCTAGGGAACAATTAGGCAAAGAAAATCCCAACATTCAAAACGCTATTGAATTGGCTAAACAAGCCAAGATTCAAACCCAAAAAGATCAATTGTCTTATGGCAAGGATTACACACAATCCATTAATCAAGTGATTGGTGGATTTATGAATGATCCCGATCTAAAAAGCAATGATCCATTAAAGGTTGCGCGTGTTGTTAAAGATGCCGAAGATCAAGTTAAATATATGACGCAAGAAGACCCAGATGGTGAATTGAAAACGGAAATGCGTTTTGCACCTATCAAAAATCTTATTGCAAGTGGCAAACACGATAAGGTTGGCCAAGTTTTTAGCAATTTGATTCAAACCGGCATTAGCCCAACATCACAACAAACGTTGCAAACACCACAACTTACAACGGTTGGCGGTGCGCCCGCAACGTTTACACCGGCCACGGGTGCCGCAACACCTTTGGGCATCAATCAAACCCAACAAGCCGGCCAACAATTGGGCCAACAAATGGGGCAACAAAACGCACCGCAAGGCGTAACACCCATGCAAATGAATTTGCAATATCCCGTTCGCACGGCCGGTGATATTCGCCCACTATCGCCTAGTGAAGAAACCGATAGGGCTAACGGGCAAAAGTATCGTTCCGATTTGTTGAATCGTCAAAACAATCTAGCAACCGCTAGAAGAAACCTTGATGAAGTAATAAAAGATGCCGAACAAATTTCAAAAGAAGATTTGTTTTCAACCGGTGTTCTAGGTGCGGCCGAAAGAAACATCAAAGGCGCATTGGGTGATGAAAAGTATAAGCGTCTAAGCAAAGCAATCGCTAACGTTCAAAAAGCCAATATTCAAGCCCAAGGTGGTTCTATGGATACGGTTGCGGGTCAACATTTGGAAAAAATGGCTAGTGGCGATGAGACTTATCCGCCCGAAGTATTGAAAAGCATCGCACGCCAAACTTATGCCGATGTTACAAATTTGGATATGCAAGCCAACGCCGCACAAAAGTTTGCACAAAAATACGGTGATAACAACATCAACACATTTAAGCAAATGTGGGCTAAGAACGCCGATTCAAAAGTATTTGAAGCAATCAATATCTTCCATCAAATTAGCGATCCCAAGAAACGCAAAGAAGAAATTGATAAGTTATTGGGCGATGATAAAAATGCAAGACAAGATTTTTATACCAAATATAAGAACATCCAAAAGCTAGAAGCAACCGGAGAACTTTAATGGATGAATTAGGTGATTTGATCCTAGGAGAACCACAAAAAACATCCCCAATTTCCGATAAATTGTTGGATAGTTTGCGCCGTGTTGAAAGCGGAAAAGACCCCTATGCCGTTAACAAAGAAACCAAGGCGATGGGTGCTTACCAATTCATGCCGGATACGGTTGCAATGTTGCACAAACAAGGGATCAAATTCAATCCATTTGATGAAAATGAAGC